GGTGTAGGTTTAGGAGAATGTAAATTAGAATTTAAAGGCGCTTCAGCTGATGTTGAGGCAATAAACTTATGTGGTTCTGGTCATTACTATGGCGCTGTAATTAAAAATACAGCAACTAATACAGGTGCAACTGGTGGAGACATTGAGGCAATTACAACTAATGCTTCATCTGGTTTTGCATTATTGACACTACAAAAAGTAGACATGGGCGAAAATAGTTAATAGGAGTTAAATTATGGCAGATATAACATCAGTACAAACAATTGCTGATATAGCAGGTGTCAAACATGTTAGTAAAATGACTAACATATCAGATGGCACTGGTGAATCATTAGTTACGAAGATTGACGCTTCAAATACTAACGCAATGACTGAAGACGCTACTAAAGTACTTGCAAGAATATGGTATTCTATTAACACAACAAACAGTAATGCTGGTGTTGAGTTATTATGGGGAGGAACAACCAATTCAACAATGGTCGTACTTAACGGTCAAGGTCATTGGGATTTAAGAACATTTGGTGATGGCATTGTAAACAACGCTACAATACCAACAGGTGATGTGTTATTAACAACTAGAAATTTTGTTTCTGGTGATAATTATACTATATTAGTAGAATTTAGATAAATTTGTGCATTTAAAGTACAACTTTGTATAAATAGTATATAACAAAAGAGAGAGTACACTAATGAAATTAATTTCAGAAGAAGTATCAACTGCCGAGTATCTTGTAGAAGAAGACAAGAACGGCAAGAAAGAGTACAAGATTAAAGGTGTTTTTTTACAGTCTAACATCAAGAATCGTAATGGGCGAGTATACCCTAAAGAAATCTTGATGAAAGAAGTAACAAGATACAATAAAGAATTTATCAATAAAAATCGTGCATTTGGTGAGTTAGGACATCCTGACGGACCTACTGTTAATCTAGAAAGAGTTTCTCATATGATTAAGAAACTTTATCCAGATGGTGATAACTTTATTGGTGAAGCTAAAATCATGGACACGCCCTATGGTAAGATTGTAAAAGGTCTTATTGATGAGGGTGCTCAATTAGGAGTATCATCAAGGGGAATGGGTTCCATCATGCAAAGAAACGGCGCTAACTATGTGAAAGATGATTTCATGCTAGCTACTGCCGCTGACATTGTAGCAGACCCTTCAGCACCAGCCGCTTTCGTAGAAGGCATTATGGAAGGTAAAGAGTGGGTATGGGACAACGGTCTCCTTGTCGAGAAAGACATTGAGGCGTGGAAGATGGAAGTGATTAATACGAAGAAAAGACAACTAGAAGAAAAAAAACTAGAAATCTTTGATTCGTTTATTAGAAAACTATAATATTATAAATATTACCTGAACTCTTAAAAAAGTTTAGAAATTTATATTGTTATAACAATTAATAAGAGGAGATTTTCAATGGCAGAATCAGAAAAAATAACTGACGCTATCGTAGAAGCTTCAGCGAATCCAAACGCTGACGCTCCTAAAAAGAATGCTGTTGCAGCTGAACCTAGTCATCTTTCAAATGACGCTGAAGATTTAGGCGCACCTGTAGTTAAACCTACGGACAGTAATTCTGCTGACGGTACGAAGAAAGTTAAACAAGTTTCTGACACAGTATCTAAAAGTGCTCAAGTAGCTGGGGAACCATCACACTTGAAAGCTGGATATAGTGAAGAAACTGATTCTGAGGATGAGGTTGTTGAATCTAAAGAGAAAGATATCAAAAAAGATGTTGAAGAAGAAGAAAAAGAAACAAAAGAAGGAATGAAGAAAAAATCTTTAAAAGCTTCTCATTGTGAAGAAACTGATTCATTAGACATCAAATCTGATATTGACGCTTTAGTAGGAGACGCTGACCTATCTGAAGAATTTAAAACAAAGGCTGCTACAATCTTTGAAGCTGCAATTACTTCTAAAGTAAAAGCAGAACAAGAGAGATTACAGTCTGAATATGATACTAAATTTGAAGAAGAAATCTCAAAATCTAAATCTGAACTAACTGAAAAGGTTGATTCATACTTGAACTATGTTGTTGAAGAATGGATGAAAGAAAATAAGTTAGCACTAGAAAGAGGAATCAAGGGCGAAATCGCTGAAGACTTCATTGGTGGACTCAAAAAATTATTTGAAGACCATTATATTGATGTCCCAGATGAGAAATATGATGTTCTTGAAGACCAAGCTAGTAAGATTGAAGAAATAGAGAAAAAACTTAACGAAGAAATAGAGAAAAATATTGAAATGAATAAAGTTAATGGTTCTTATAAAAGACAAGAAATCATTGATGAAAATTCTAAAGACTTAGCTGATACAGCTAAAGAAAAATTCGATAGTCTCGTAGAAGGCGTTGAGTATTCTTCTGAAGAAGATTTTGCAAAAAAAGTAGAAACCATTAAGGAATCTTACTTTGGGCAAAAAGCTGAGAAGTCTGCTGATTCAGTAGACATAGATGATGTTGCGGTGGGCGGGGAGACTTCTAACGAAGACTTGTCGAATGCTATGGCTGCATATACCAACGCAATTAGTAAAACAAAAGATATGAAAATATCTAAGTAACTAAACAAAGGAGAGAAGAAGATATGTACTTATCGGAAACTTATGAAAAAAAATGGCAGCCAGTCTTAGACCATCCAGAACTTCCTGAAGTAAAGGATAGTTATAAGCGTGCCGTTACATCGGTAATCTTAGAGAACCAAGAAAGGGCTCTTAAAGAAGACCAAGCGTTTCTTGCTGAAACACCTACTAACTCTACAGGTAGTGGTGTAAGTAATTGGGATCCTATCCTAATTTCTTTAGTAAGAAGAGCTATGCCTAATCTTATTGCTTATGATATCTGTGGCGTACAACCAATGACAGGACCAACAGGTCTTATCTTTGCAATGCGTTCAAGATATACATCAATGAGTGGCACAGAGGCTTTATTTGATGAAGCTGATACAGACTTTTCTGGTCGTAATGCGACTGGTTCTGCTGTTGATGGTTTCTCAACTGCAGCTCACTCTGGAACTAACCCTGCTGTCTTAAATGACGGTTCACCTGGTACACACACAACTGGTACTGGTATGAGTACAGCTGCGGCTGAATCTCTAGGTGAAGATTCAGGTAATGCGTTTGCTGAAATGGCGTTCAGTATTGAGAAATCAACTGTAACTGCTAAATCAAGAGCGTTGAAAGCTGAATACACAATGGAACTTGCACAAGACTTGAAAGCGATTCATGGACTTGACGCTGAAACTGAACTTGCTAATATTTTATCAAGTGAAATTCTAGCTGAAATCAACCGTGAAGTAGTTAGAACTATCTACAAAAACGCTGAAAAAGGTGCTTCTGCAAATACTGGAACAGTTAATACAACTAGTGAAGGTATATTTGACCTTGATACAGATTCTAACGGTCGTTGGAGTGTTGAGAGATTCAAAGGACTTATGTTCCAAGTAGAAAGAGAAGCTAATGCTATTGCACAAAGAACTCGTAGAGGGAAAGGTAATATGATAATCTGTTCATCTGATGTTGCTTCTGCACTTCAAATGGCTGGTGTATTAGATTACGCTCCTGCGTTAAACAACAATCTAAATGTTGATGACACAGGTAATACTTTTGCTGGTGTTCTGAATGGTAAATATAAAGTTTATATTGACCCATATTCTGCAAATAACACTGCTAAACAATACTTTGTAGTAGGTTACAAAGGTTCTTCACCATATGATAGTGGAATGTTCTACTGTCCGTATGTACCACTACAAATGGTCCGTGCTGTTGGTCAAGATACTTTCCAACCAAAAATTGGGTTTAAAACCAGATATGGTTTACAAGCTAACCCATTTGCTGAAGCTGGAACAGGGGACGCTGCCGTTATAAACGGAAGTGGTTCTGCAAACGCTAACAGATACTACCGTAGAGTACAGGTTGCAAACTTAATGTAATCTTTACTTTAAATAGTAAACGAATTGGGGTAGAGAAGTCTACCCCTTTTCATTTTTGGGTCCTAAAACTTATATAAATAACTATATAATATTATAAATTATGGCAGGTGATATGATTAAAGAACATGAAATCAATAAAGAAACAGACAAATTTATTTGCGGATATTATACACCAGATGAGGTTTTAACCCCCATAATAGATTGGTGTAATACTTTAGATTTGACATATGGACTGACTATGGCTGCCGATGGTTCTGTTGTTCAATGGGATGGTGAAACTGAAGCACAGAAAGAATGTTTTGACCATTGCATTATATGGCCTACATTAAATGTTCCTTCTCTAGAAATCTATTTAAGTTTTGTTCAATCTGCATTAGAACTTTATACAAGCAAATATAAACCTCTAAGAACTGGTGGATTTTTTAAGATGGACCCACAGTTTAACTATCAGAAATATCCATTAGGAAAATCTTATAATGGATGGCATAGTGAAAGAGCAAGTCTTAAATCTACAAACAGAATGTTAGTGTGGATGATGTTTTTAAATGACTGTAAAGATGGTGGCGAAACTGCTTTTTTATATCAAAATTTAAAAATAAAACCAGAAAAAGGTTTAATAGTATTCTGGCCTTCAGATTTTACACACACACATAGAGGATTACCGTCTTTTAAAACTGAAAAACAGATACTTACCGGATGGTATTCATATGTAGAATCAGGTAGTAATTTGAAATGGAATTAGAATTTAAAGAATTACTAGAAGAATATACTTTACATCTTGAAGAAAAAGATGTGTTAAATTTTTGGAAAATGCGAAGAAGATTTCCTCATGAGTTTCATACACAAGGTCCTAGTATAGAAGTTATAAACTCTTATGATGGCGAATCTCAACATAAAGGAATGTTTGATTCTGAAGGATACTTAGAGTATTTTAAAATATTAGATTACTATGAAAAAGGTCATACAATTATAATGTCTAATATTTTTGATTTAACTGAAGAATTAAGAATGTTAGAAGGTGCAATATCAGATAGCTTTGCATTTTATCCTGTGTATGGTAATTTTTATATGAGTAAAGAAGATAAGGGTGGTTTTAAAAGTCATGACCACCAATATGATGTTTATGTAAAACAAATTTATGGCACCTCGCATTGGGTGTTAGGCGAAACAAAAAATGTTACAGTAAATCCTGGTGATGTAATATACATACCTAAATATACTAAACATTATGTAGATAATACAGATGGTCCCAGACTATCTTTAACAATTAATATGACATGATAATAGATGAAACGCTACACCCTTGGATAGTAAAATGGGGGTATGATGAAACTCATATTAATAACTATGGTCAATTTCCTATAGGCATTAGATTTCATTTGGGCATTATAGATAATCATGATGAACTAAAAAAAGTTTATAATTCATCTGAAGAAAAAATTAAAGATGAACTTATGAAAGTTACTACAACGATTCAAGAAATAAGAAATGTAGAAAAAACTGGTGCTATATTGTATGATAACAATGAAGCGTTTGATTATGAAAACTGTTTTCCGTTTATGCAAAAAGCATTAAAAAATGACCATTGGGAATATTTAAGAACAGATACTTGGTGGGGCAAGAGGTGTCGTGAAGTATTTAGTTTTCATGTGCATACTTATTATCCAGAACATAATCATAGTAAAGTATTGTTTTGGAATTGGGTATATCAAGATTGGGTATTACAGACTAGAACTAAAAAAGAAAATCCCTCATCTACAATAAATGGTGATGATACTGTACAGAATATAACATATTCTCATGGAGGAATGGATAGAGACTTTAGTATCGTTACATCAACAAAAAATAAGTATAGAAATCATACTGAATCTCTAAAAAATGCAAAAATATTTATTAAACCTAAAGAACTAGCCCCTAGAGTTTTGTATAAATAGTAGTATGGCAATTACAATAACAGACAACGCACTTGATGTATTAACTACATCTGATAATGATAATACTACAAGGTATTACATGTTAAACAAAAGAGTGCATACTTATTCAGATAGTGTATCTATGGAAGGTAGTAATGTAGGTAATGTGGTACCTCTACATTTAATAAATGGTTCTGCATTTTCAAGTGATTTTTTAGAAGAAAAAGTTAAAGATAGAGGATATATACATTTTGATGAATCTACTAGAGTAGGTACAGGATATTTTATGACTGTAACATCAGCTGAAAGTGATAACAAACAGCAAGTATCAGGTTCAAATATATGGCTAACTTGGTCGGATGATAACCATTCTTCTTTTGATGGAAAAACAATAGACTTCAATTATATAAATGATATCTACACTATAGACATATCATGACAGAAACAAATTCTTTAACAAGACAACCAACTAAGTTAGATTACGCAGCTGCTACACAGTTTAAGTTTAATATTACTAAACTGCCTAAAGTAGAATTTTTCTGTACATCTGTAAATATACCTGGTATTACATTGGGCGAAACTTCACAAGATACACCATTGAAAACTATTCCAATACCTGGTGATGAACTATCTTATGGTTCTTTAAATGTAGATTTTATGGTTGATGAAAACTTAGAGAACTATCGTGAGATACATGGTTGGTTAACCGGTCTAGGTTTTCCTAAAAGTCATACACAGTTTGAAACTTTTATCAATGCTGGTAGTGATAGATTTCCTACAAGTAATGCAACTGCAAATAGTAGAGAAGCAGGTAAAGTAGATGATGTAGGATTTGATGTTGGAGCTCAATATTCAGACGCTACATTATCAATACTATCAAGTAAAAACAATCCTATATTAGAAGTTAGATTTAGAGATTTATATCCTACTTCACTATCAGGTTTATCTTATGACCAACAGGCTAGTGATACTTCATATCTTACAGGTAGTGTAGTGTTTAGTTATCTGATATATGAGTTTGCAAATATTAACGACCCTCGAACTGTTGAATCTACTACTTAACATCTAACTAAATATAGTTAGAATTTATATAATTAACCGGTGATTTTATTATGACATTAGAAGAACTACAAGAGCAGGTCGATAAAGACCTAAAAATAAATGAATCTGAACTTGACTTAGAATCTCTAAAGACACCTCAGATACATAACAAATATCTTAAACATTACAATAACTTTAAATTGTTAATGACACGAGCTGAATCTGATTACAAAATACTTAAAAGAGTTAAGTGGGAATACTACACAGGTAAGGCAAGTCCTAAAGTGTATCAAGAAAAACCTTTCAATTTAAAAATCATGAAGTCAGACTTAGATAAGTATCTTGATTCTGATGAAGACTTAATCAAGTCAAAACAAAAAATACAGTATCTAGAAACTGTTGTCAATTACTTAGACAGAACACTAAAGATTGTGGGTGGTCGTGATTGGCAAATAAGAAATGCAATAGAGTGGAGAAAGTTTACCTCTGGTGCTATCTAATAATGAGAAACCTAATACTCACAAAGAAAGATGATGTACACTTAGTAGTGGACGCTGATGAGGATGTTCGTAGAGACTTAGGTGAACACTTTACATTTTCTGTGCCAGGTTTTAAATTCATGCCGGCATATCGTTCAAGACATTGGGATGGTAAGATAAGACTATTCTCATATACAAATGGTCAAATCTATACAGGTCTATACCCATACATACTAAACTGGTGTAAAGAGAATGATGTTGAAGTAGTAGACAGAACAGACATAAAAGACGCTACAGTAGATGATAAACTAGTAGATAGTTTTATTAAGAAACTAAAAATACCTTTTGAAGTAAGAGACTACCAAAAATCGGCGTTTATTTACTCTATGGTAAAATCAAGGTGTTTAATGTTATCTCCGACGGCATCCGGAAAATCTCTGATAATTTATCTGATGGTGCGATTTAATCTGATACGCCTGAAAGAAGAAAAAAACGATAAGATTCTTATAGTAGTACCGACTACTTCTCTAGTAGAACAATTATATAAAGACTTTAAAGACTATGGTTATAACAGTCAAAGAAATGTACACAGAATATATCAAGGTCATGAAAAAGAAACAGATAAAAGAATAGTAATTAGTACATGGCAATCAATCTATAAACAAGATAAGAAATGGTTTAAACAGTTTGGTATGGTTGTTGGTGATGAGGCTCACTTGTTTAAGGCAGTTTCTTTAACTAAAATTATGGCAAGATTAGAAAACTGTAAGTATCGTATTGGTCTTACAGGCACACTTGATGATAGCAAGACACACAAAC